GGCTTACAAGGGACCCAGAGCTTAGGTACACAACTCAGGGGGTTGCAGTAGCAGCATTCACTCTTGCAGTTGAGAGAAAAGCGAAGAAGGATGCTGAAAAACAGACGGACTTTATAGATATTGTAGCCTGGAGGGGAATAGCAGAGTTCGTAGGAAAGTATTTCGTAAAAGGGCAGCTTATAGTAGTGAGAGGCTCGCTCCGAACCAGAATCTATGAGAAGGACGGAGTAAAGAGAAAAGTTACTGAGGTAAACGCTGAGGAAGTATTCTTCGCAGAGAAGAAGAGAGCGGGACAATCGGAAGGAACAGAAAACCTTCCAGATGGATTTGAGGAGGTAAATTGTAATGAAGAAGACTTGCCATTCTGAGATTGAAAGAGTAAGAGACCCGAAAGAAGGACCGCTTGACGGAGTATCACTAAACGCCTATTGTGCGGTGACAGATTTCCAGAATCAAGGGAACACAGTCAAAATCAAAAAGCAGAAAGTGCTTCCTTGCAGCATCAAGGCCAGCTATGAAATAGGGACTGTCTCCATCTCGGTAAGAGACAGGAGACTGATGGTAGCAGTGAGGCTTGATGAGTTGATGGAAGTTCTCAAAGAAGCTTCAATGGCTGCTATGGAAGTGAGAGAAAAGCGAGACAAAAACGATGAGGAGGTAAAGCAATGAAAAAGCTATTTACATCAGAATCAGTAACAGAAGGACATCCCGATAAAGTGTGCGACAGGATATCTGACGCAGTGCTTGATGCAATACTCGAAAAAGACCCATACGCAAGAGTGGCCTGTGAAACAGCAGTAACTACCGGCATGGTACTTGTTATGGGGGAAATATCCACGGACAGTTACGTGGACATTCCTGGGACTGTCCGCAGGACATTAAAAGAAATTGGGTATGATGGGCCTGATGCAGGATTCGATGGAAACACTTGTGCTGTATTGACGGCCATAGACGAACAAAGTCCAGATATCAGCATAGGGGTTATGGGTTCCTTAGAGGCAAAAAACGGAAGCACAGACGAAATGGACATACTGGGAGCAGGGGACCAAGGGATGGTTTTCGGGTATGCGTGTAATGAAACGCCTGAGTATCTTCCACTTCCAATTGTTCTTGCTCATAAACTGGCATATAAGCTATCCCAGGTGCGAAAAAACGGAACAATTCCCTTCATACTTCCGGATGGGAAAACTCAGGTAACAGTGGAATATGGAAGCAATGGGGAACCGATAGGAATTGATACTATTGTTATATCAACACAGCATAAGCCTGATGTGATTCAAGAAGAATTAAAAGAAGCTGTTATTACGCACGTGCTTGATGAAGTGGTAGATGAATACATTGAAAAACTCGGACTAACGGGCAAAAACGTGAGTTTATTTATCAATCCTACCGGACGTTTTGTAAAAGGAGGACCTGCTGCTGACAGCGGATTAACTGGAAGAAAAATCATAGTGGACACCTACGGAGGGTGGGGAAGGCACGGAGGAGGAGCATTCTCCGGAAAGGACCCAACAAAAGTAGATAGAAGTGCCGCATACATGGCGAGATATATAGCAAAGAACATTGTGGCTTCCGGATATGCGGATAAGTGCGAAATCCAGATTGCATATGCAATAGGAGTGGCTGAACCGGTATCAGTTTACGTGGATACTTATGGTACAGGAAAGAAAGTTGATGACCTGACCCTTACAAGGGCAGTATTGGAATGTTTCGATATGAGGCCAAAAGCCATCATTGACAAGCTTGACCTGAGAAGACCGATATACAAAAGAACCTCTGCTTATGGGCATTTCGGGAACATCATAGGAGACGAAGACCGAACCTGGGAAAAGACAGATATGACTATAAGCTTTGATGAAGCGGTAAAGCAGGTAATAAGAAGATGACAGACGCAAACGTTCAGCCGAGAAGAGGAGATATATTCATGGCGGACCTCACTCAGCACAAGATAGATTCCGTATGCGGAGTCAGGCCGGTGCTTATAATTCAAAACGATAAGGGAAATCTCCACAGCACGAGCGTAATAGCAGCCCTTATCACAAGCAAGCCGAAGAAATATCTCCCGACACATGTAAAGCTCTATCCTGATTGTGGTCTTCGGAAGAAAAGCATCGTTCTCTGTGAGCATATAATCACTCTGGAGAAAAGTATGCTGAAATCCTATATAGGAACCGTAGTAAATACCAAAGCAGAGAAACAATTGAACCGAGCCCTCAAGGTTTCTCTCTCCCTCGACCCCGAAGGGGGAGAGGGGAGGAAACCGAGGTAGGGGGAGGGGAAAAAGGAAAGGCCGCCTCCACCGTGTTAACGACTTAGCGGCCTATAATCTATTCGACAAGAATATTTTACCAGGCTCGCAATCAAAAATCAATATAACGGTAAGAGGGGGTTAAAGGCATGAGCCAAAAGAAATATAAAAAATTAGACCACGAGACCATAAAGGAAATTACTGATATTGTAATTGAAAAGTATAAGGAAGAAGCTGAGAAAGAAAGAAAGGCACGTTATGACAAGAGACTCAGAAACACCAAAATGCTGCTTAGAAATTTCAGGGAGTTATCAGAACATAGCGAAAACGCAATCTACGAAGCGGCACAGGTTCATGACGAAAGCCTTGCTGAAATCCTTGAAATAATGAGCGGAAATTATTTCGGAAAAGAAGAGCTTTACATAGACAGCATCAAAAAGAGTTCGGCAAGAACAAGAATCATCATAGAACATGTAAAAGAGATGATGAGAATATATGAGTCATACTGCATGAGGTCACAAAAGCCGGAAGACAAACGCAGATATAGGACGGTTTGCAGCCTATACATAGACGAAAACCCCAAAACTGTGCAGGAAATTGCAAAAGAAGAGGCCATTGATGAAAGGACAGTTTACAAGGATGTTGACGCAGCCTGTGAGAAGCTGTCGGCCTTGATATTTGGCGTTGAGTGGCTAAACCGATAGGGAAAAATAATTCAGGGCAAAAAGTGGGCATTGACAAGGCAATTACGATATCGTAAGATGGTATCGATGAAATTGGGTAATGTCACACCATAAAAAAGGACTGCATGAAAAAGCCCAAATTTCGCTCCTATCCGGTTATTTTAAGTAAATACCTCGCTCTTTCGTTTGACTCCAGACGGTAAAATGTTAGAATGATTACAAGGAACAAATTACCGAATGGTAAGAAAGGAGGCGAGGGAATGGTTAAGAAAACGGATATCGTGAGGGAATTGGTAAAAGCAGGGGAATATAAAAAAGCCCTGAAAATAGCCAAAGACTTCCGGCTCGGAATTACGCCAGCTCAATCCAACAGCATGAAAAAGGCGTACGAATGCATGGTCCACAGTAGATTTTATCTCTCCATCGGTGAGGATGTTCCAAAAAGAATAGAGGAGGGAGTAAACGTACTGGTTGGCCTATACGGTTAGGAGCGATAGAATGTTGAAAATTTATACAAGCAGGTATCAAAATCCGGAACTCTCAAATGGGAGTTATACGGTAGTTGGGATAACAAGAGGAGCACCGAAGTTTCCACTTCGGTATGTACTGGCAGGAAACATAATAGAAATAGCCCCGCCAGGTTATCTTTTTAATGAATATGACCGAACAAGATTCACCAGGCCATATTTCGCAAATATGGACAGAGTAGGAGTGGCAAGGATAAGGTCAATTCTCAACCAGTATCTTGCGTTAGGAAAAGACGTAGTGCTATGTTGCTACGAAGACGTAACAAAACCTGGTGAGTGGTGCCACAGACTGGTTTTTGCTGAATGGTGGAAAACAAGAACTGGCGAAACGATAGAAGAATTGCAAGACCCTTCCACCTATAAAGCCAAGCAAGGTTCCGGCTTAATATTACCGAAGAAAGAACCGGAAAAGCCTAAAGAACCGGAACCAGAACAATTATCATTATTTGGTTTGCAACCGCCGATAGCTTAGTGGCAGAGCACCTGGCTCTTTACCAGGAGGGCGCAGCGTTCAATTCCTGCTCGGCGGACCAAATATAAAAACAAGGCATCGTATGAAAATTACGGTGCCTTTTATGTTGCATATGCAAATTATCAAGAAAGAAAGGAAGGTGAATATTGTGGCTAAATTTCAGAATCCAGGAGCATTTTTTCTGGGAACATTGGTAGCGGCAGAACAGAAATTCCTTAAGCCTTTAATTGAAAATGCCAGAAAGAATGGATATACGAGATTCGTAGAACCTTGCGCCGGAGCTTTTGCAATGGCTCATCTTGCAGTGCAGGCGGGATACAAGCCGAGCGAGATAGAAACAAGTGATGTTGCTATGTTTACTACCATCATGGGGTATGCCATCACAGGACAGTCGTTGAAAGAGCTGGAAATCAAGGCTCATGGATTTACTGACGAAGAGCTGCTTGACCCTGCAACCGCTTTGTTTGCTCAGCTCTACCTGCGAGCGGCAAAACAGGCAGGGAAAGAATACTATTACAACATTATGATGGACCTGGAGTACAGAAGAGAGCAGCATATCAAAAACATTAATGAACAGCTCCAGAGGGCGAGAGATGTGCTACATGGAATGAGTTATAGACCTCTTGATATGTGGGTGCATCTTGATGAGGTTATTGATGACCCCCACACTTTAGTAATAGCTAATCCTCCGACCTATGCTGCCGGTTTTGAAAAATGGTATGACACCGGAGGGAAGATGACATGGAAGGAGCCTGAGTATAAAATATTTGACCCGAAAACCGGTCTTATAGAGCTAATGCGTAAATGCGAAGATGCAAAATGCCTTGTTATCTGCTACGAAGAAAATGAACCAGGAAAAACTGCTGGGCATCCCATATTCGCACGGTACGGGGTAAGAAACGGCATAAATGTATATTTGACGACCAACAGACCGGATGAAGCAACGGCACTGGCAAAAGGTAAGAAGATAACAAGACCTAATGAAAGCAAGCTTAATCCACTTGAGTGTTCGATGCTGCCAAGGGATTATGTCATAACGGAAAAATCAAAGATTCAGCTATGCCAGGTTGAACGGTCAGAGGCTCAGTATTACAGGCAGCTATGGACTCATAATTTTGTAGGTTCCTCTGCCCCTATCAACATAGCGGTCCTTATAGACGGGAAAATAGCCGGAGTATTCGGACTTGATAAGTCGGCTCTCACAATGGGGGCTTTCGGCACACAGGTAAGCAATGCTGTGTTTCTTATGTATGGAATGACGGTGCCACACAAAGAGTATAGGCTCAATAGGTTATTAACCATGTTGGCACAGAATGAAGACTTCATCCTTAGCCTCTGTACTGACCTTGAAAAAGAAAAGGCTAAGACCCTAAAAACAGTGCAGATGACAAAGTATCCGGAAGCCAAGGAAATGAGGGGAATCATGAAGCTTACAAAGAAAGTTCCGGATAAAAAATATGGATTCCGTCTCACCTATGAGTCGGAGTTGGTTAAGAGAAATGAAAAAGAAACTCTTAAAGAATGGTTATGGAGGGAAGAAAGATGGAAGAAGGAAAGAGCAAAATCCAAGTCGATAAGTTAGCCGACCTGGGTTCCGGCCTTATTATAGCAAAAGTCAAAATTGCCAACATAAAGGAGCAGGACATCAACGCCAGAATAATGAAGCCGGAGATGTTCAAGCAGTTGGTTGACAATATAAAAAAGAGAGGGCAACTTGAAAGCCTCCCTTTGTGCGTTTTGGTTGGGGATAAGATTGAAATTATATCGGGACACCACAGAATCCGTGCAGCACGTGAAGCTGGCATGGATGAAGTTGTAGTCATACTGGATATCAGCGGCTTAAGCCGTTCTCAAATAGCAGCAAAGCAGATTGCCCATAATGCCATTTCTGGGTTTGACGACCAATCAACGCTCAAAGAGATAGTGAAGCTCATCGAGGATGTTGATGATATGCTTGAAAGTTACATCGGAAAAGAAATCCTTGAACAGCCGATGGCGGAACTTGAGAAGCTCTTGTCTCCGAAAGTTGAATTTGACTGGAGGAACATAACATTTACGTTCTTGCCTCACCAGTTAAAAGACCTGGAAAAACTCATTGCTGCACTGGAAAGCACGAAACCGGACTTTATAGGGGTTGCTCCTATCGAAGAACATAAGCCTTTCATGGAAGCAATCAACAAGTACCAGAAGTTTGCTAATGTCAAGAATACCGGTTCTGCTATTCATGCAATGATACGATGCACTGAGCAGATGTTTGAAGACATTGGGTACGAGGAAAGCCAGGAATGGGTACAGCTTACTTCAATATTCGGCAGCAGTGCTGTTCCTAAAGAAGCCGCAGATGTTATCTCGGAAGCTGTCAAAAAGATGTGTGAGGAAGGGATTGTCGGCCAGAAAAACAAGTGGCAGGCTATTGAGTATTGGGCTGCTGATTTTCTTGCCGGAAGGTAGGTGATATAGATGGCTGCACCTAAGAAATACAATCCGAAATATCACGATGCATGGGCATGGTCACTTGCCATGAAGGGATGCGACAACAAGGAAATAGCCGAGGCGATGGGGGTATCGGTCAGGACAATTCTCAGATGGTCCAAAACAACCGATGCTAACGGAAACGAAGTTCTCACATCGTTCGGCGAAGCATTGCAGGAAGGGAAGGATGCAGCAGATGCCAAAGTTGAAAAGAAGCTTTACGAAAGGGCACTCGGATATGATGTCGAAGAATCGGAGAACGTTGTTGATATAGATACTAACGGAAACATCAAGCCGGTTAGGAGAAAAACTACCAAGAAGCACGTTCCTCCGGACACGATGGCAATTATGTACTGGCTCAATAATCGCAGACGAGGAGAATGGTCTCAGAAGCAGGATGTGAACATAAGCACGGATAATGGAGAGGATGTGGTAATCTACATGCCTGCGAATGGGCGTGATAGTGATGGCTAATAACGTCCGAATACTGAAACCGCAGGAGGGACCACAGGAGAAGTTTTTAGCGTCCTCTGCTGACATAGTGATATATGGAGGTGCTGCTGGAGGAGGAAAGACCTACGGGTTACTGCTTGAGCCACTGAGATACAAAAACAACCCAAAGTATGGCGCAGTAATCTTCCGAAGAAATGCAATCCAGGTAACGATTGAAGGAGGTTTGCTTGACGAAAGTCGTGAAATCTACGCCGGAATCAGAGGAGCGGAACTCAGAATGTCCCCGCGCCCTACGTGGATTTTCAACGGTGGTGC